CTTTATCATGTCGCACTCCCCACTTCATGCCTTTAACACCGAAGTGTTGGAGCTCGTCTATATAAAGTTTATCCATTTCTCTACCATCTACCAGTAAATTCTTTCTTAGTTGTTGTCTGATATGATCCGAGTAATCCGACTTGTCTCCATGGAGTATTCATATAAGCATCAGTAGCGGCTTTCGCTTTGTTTCTCAAACCGGTGGCATTCTTAGCCGCTCTATAAGTTTGTCTATATACGTCCGCCTGACTTGCATATGCCCTCCCGATATCCTTAACCGATTTATATCTCTGATAATCCCTTGCCGCTTTATCAGTCGACTTTCTGTTCTTTCTTGATGCTACAACCTTATCGGCTTTGTTCGTAGCATCGTCCCATAATTCTTGCTGTTTCTTGTAGCTCTTTGATTTTTTAAGAAACGACGAAGAAATCGGACGTAATTGGCTATGATTCCAAGCTTTATTAAAGGATTTATTATAAGCACGTTTATTCTGTAAATACTCTTGCTGTGCGGCTCTAGCAGCATCAACCTTTGCTCTTCCGCCTGTCCTATCAGAATATGTTTCCTTCCTCACACCCCACTTCATGCCTTTAACTCCGTGGTGGGAAAGAGAATCAACGTAAATTACTCCGCTCATTATCTACCTCCAATTTAATTGTATCTACTCATTAGACGTTTTCTATAATCTTCATCGTAAGCATTGGCCTTATTTATTGAATTCTTCCGCTCATTGACGGTCTTGCTTTTCGTACACCCCACTTCATACCTTTAACGCCGTAATGTTGAAGTTCATCTATATAAATTGTTTTTTGCGTGCGTTGTTCCATGACCATTCAGTTACCTCTTTCTAAATGCTATATCAGCTACTTTAGTAACAGCATAAGTTGCCGCTCGTTTCTTATACCATCCATCGGCTTTTCGTAGTAGCTGCTGTTCTGCTAAGGCTTGCGATTTCTGCTGAGCATTAAGTTTTGATGTCTTTATTGCCGCTGTTGCAAAGTTAGTTTTTGCAAGCCACCTCATAGCCCTCTGATAATTGTTTTTTGGCTTCCCAACTTTACCAGCAATTAGATCTTCAGATGTCTTTTTATAATAGTCAGCATTATTTTTATACTGTGCCGCTTTTCCTTTTGCTCCGATTTTAGAAGCAATGGCCGCTTTTTTACGGTTTACTTGCGCATTTATTTTTAAAGATTGTCCGACGGCTTTTGCGCCAATAGAATTAACATTTTTAGTATCATATCGTCTCTTTACGCCCCACTTCATGCCTTTAACTCCGTGGTGGCAAAGAGAATCAACGTATATTACTCTACTCATTTCTATCACCTATATTTATTAGGCGAATAGCCACCAGAGAGCATTCCTATGCTCTGTCCGCCATATCGTCCAAGTTGTTTACCTAATGTGTATGAACCTGTTGCAACGACACCTTTTATGGCCATATCGGTCATAGGATCTCGCCCTCCGTATTTCTTAAGAATGGCGTTGGATACAGCAAGACCTCCTAATGCGCCACCAACTCCTCCTATAATAGAGCCTACCTGTCTTGCCGACCTGGAAATTGCTCTATGTCTGTTAATTCTGGACGCTTCTTTAGAACGAGCACCTGATATGCCTAAACCTTTGTTCATACTACGGTTTATACGCTTAACGCCGCCACGTCCATAAACAGCTTTATCTCTTGCTCTCTGCTCGGAAGAGTAATTCGAATTTTGAGTATCGTGTCTAACGCCCCACTTCATGCCTTTAACACCGTAATGTTGAAGTTCATCTATGTATAAAGTTCGTCCCATTTTGAATTATTCGAAGGCCTCCTTGTTTGCCTTATACGCTATGTATGCGTCCATCATGGCCGATACATTATCTATCTTTTGTTCGTGCCTCTTCTTAAGAAGCTTACGATTGCCGTTAGTGTCCTCTAAAGTAATACAGTTACCCATTGCAAAACTCATAAGTTCTTCATCAAATAAAAGCATTCTTTCTTCGGCCAATGTCTTAAGTTCCCCAAGAGGAACGGACTCAGTTTTTGCTCCTTGAATAACTTTCACGATTCCAAACGGTCCGTTTTCAGATTGCCATCTCTCAACAAACTCTCTTGCGTTATATGGATCATATCCAAAACAGCAAACATCGTAATCGCTTTCTGTAATATGGTTGTCAAGATCCTCAAAGACTTCCATCATGTCTAAAACAGTTCCTTCAAGAACTATAAGACTTCCTTCATTGATAAAATCTTCATACTTATATCGCATTGCTCCTGGGAGTTTAGAAAGAGTAAGATAAGTGATGTAGCTTCGAGTCTTAACTCCAAAACGGCCATTGCCCAATGGAAACAGAAAAGTAAATGCGCAGAAGTCATCTCCCTGAGATAAGTCAGCGCCCATAGCACATGGCATTCCCCAGAAAGTTCTTCTTCTATGAGGAAGCGTCTCTTCATAAGTAAAGAAATATGTGTATCCCTCCATTGGGATTCCAAATCTCTTGGCAAGAATATCATTCCTTGCCGCTGGAGCCTTCTCGGCTCTTTCGACCTCAAGCTGGTAAGTTTCATAACTTACGGTCTTACCAAGATTTGGATTTGCTTTGAGCCACATAGATGGATCAGACACTTCTTTAATATCATCGAGACAATACCACCAGATAGAAACATGCGGGTTATAGTATTCTCCTTTGAGAATATCCATTAACTCCATTTTGATTGTATCGCCTGCACCTGCTCTAACCGTTCCCTCAGAGCTCATTGCAATTATCAAGTAATCGTCATTCTTAGAAGCTCCTTGTTCAATGGCGCCAATAACATCTTCTCGAATATCGCCAGATAACCATTCATCAACAGTGGCTACTCGATCGCGATACCCCTGGTTTTTATCGATAGTCATCGGTCTGATTTCCAAAAGTGATCCATTAAGAAAATTCTCGATACCTTTTTTGGTAGAGGCTAACTTCACTCGATTGATTCTTGCTCCTGTGGTATTTTGCATAGACCCTTCTGTCAGGAATTTAAATAAAGGGCCTCTTGAGCGAATAATAGATGTTCTTATTGGCGAAAGCATTTCCTCAGACTGTTTCATCGTAGGAGACGTTGCAACTTGATGAGTAGTTGTAGAATCAACATTAAGAAAAAAACTATGTACACATGATCCATACATAGTCTTAGCAGCGCCTCTTCCGACAATAAGAAACTGTTTATTGACTAAACGTTTCTTAATCATCTTACGAATATAGCGGCCTTCATCAGGATCGTATACACTTCTTTCTACAAAGTAATACCATCCAAATAACTGCTCGCCCCATAGTTTAAAAGTATCTAGCAAATATAGATCGGCGCCATCCGTAAGTGTAAGTTCATTCTCGCAATATAAAACGAAGCCGTTCATGGCTTCGCTATCATAATAAATTCCAGGATTAGCGATGAGCGCGTCAATACGGTTCATCTCCATGGAAATCTTTTGATTTACCGGGATTTCGCCTCTAATTACGGCGTCCCGAAATTGACCATAATAAAACGGGGTCGCAGTATTTGAGAGTGACATTTAGAACTCCTTATAATTTCTTTTTCATCTTAGTTAGGCCGTCCCAGACATCGTCAGAGGTGATTTGTTTCCCTGCTACAAAACCTTGTTTCTCATAAATATGCCTAGCATCTGGGCTGTTCCCTGGTACTTCCAAAGTTAATTGTTTAAAACCTTCGGCTGTAGCTTTAGACGCAACGCCGTTCATTATCGCCTGTGCGTATCCCTTTCCGCGTTCTCGTTTATTAACACCGAGCCATACAATATTCATAGAGGTTTTTGATTCTCTATATAGCTGTAATTCGCCAATCCTTTTTCCATTTACATAAGAGTCATAAAATTCGGTTCGTTCCTGCTCAGTGCGAATAGTTGGGCTTATTCTTCCTAAACCCCTAGCAATAAGACCGTTCTTATGCCTTCGAAGTTCTATAGAATCTCCATTTCTTGCTTGTACGTGAAAATCTCTGGAAGTATCTCTATCTTTTCTCACACCCCACTTCATGCCTTTAACGCCGTGGTGTTGAAGCGAGTCTACATAAATGATTCGAGTCATAATTACCTCCAAAGGCACGTATCTCCTGCCCGTCTTTCTACAAATATCTTATCTCTTGGTATTTCCAACCCATAATGAATGGCATCATGCGTTGACTTCACAGTTGTTATCAAATATTCGGGGTTAAGAAGAAAATCAGTGCCATTACGAATATCATCGATGCTAATAGGATTCATATGGTGAATAAGCACATTCTCAAATATCTCTCTGTCAGGAATAGCAAGATCACATCCTTGATCTCTGGCTATCACATAGTTACGAATATCTCTCCATTCTTTAGAATGATAAAACTTCTGATTGAAATATCGGTCAAAACCGAATGTCTCTTCTCCAACAGAGCCTTTAAGTTTAAGGTAATTAAACCTTTCTTCAAAAGTTGGAAAAAGGATAAGTTCGTGATAGGTTTTCATTTTAATTCAATCGTCTGACTTTCTTTCTCTTTTTAATATGTGTCGGTCCTCCATCGCGAGCAATTCTTTCTGCTTCCTGTTGCCATATCCTTTGAGTATCTTTAAGATGTTGAGCATAGCCGATTGTTCCAGCATCTATACGCTTTCCGGCAACTTCTGCCTGTAGTTTAAGATGTTTGTCAGAAGCCTTATTGGCTCTATTAATAGCCGCCTCGTATCGTGTTTGTCTTCCACTATGTGATCTCAACTTGGCATCTCGACTACGCATAAACGCATTGTTATATGTTCCGGCCGGTCCCTGAATTGCTACCCATTTTCCTCTACGTGGTCCTGATTGTATTGTTGCGTCTTTTATAGAATGACCTCCGTGATTTTTTGAAAAGATTGTAGCGGCCGCTCTCCTACCAGAGTCCATTTGTTTCTTATTATAATGTTTTACTGCTACATAAGACACACCAGCGACTGCGGCAACGGCTGCTACTCCGATAGCAATCTTCTTTGCTGTTGCCCGTCTTTGAGCTTTTCGTTCTTCATCAGAAACTGAACCTTCTGCGTTTTTTCTTGCAGATGACTGAGAGCCGGAAGCCTTCCTCACACCCCACTTCATACCTTTAACTCCAAAATGTTGGAGTTCATCTACGTAAATAGTTCTACTCATAATTATACTCCTAAAGTTTTCTTAACAGTTTTCATTGTAGTATTGTATTTTAAAATGTCAGAGGTGGTCTTCTGTCCAGCCATAAAATCAACTTTTGTAAGACTTCTATAATTACGTTCAAGATTCATCCTATTTATCGCTTCTTGAAGTTCTTGATTTGACATGCTATTAATGTTTTTGTTACGGTACTTCTTTCTTGCGTCGGATGATCTTGAACCGGTTAAGTTCTGAATCTTGTTTTTCTTACTCTTATAGGAATCGGTTTTTCTATACTCATTAAATTTCTTTCCGGCAGCATATGTCAGAGGGTGAGTTACCTTAAAGGCAGTCGTCACAACACTTCCTTTGCCGCCGGATGAGACCTTATCTTTTCTCACACCCCATTTCATTCCCTTGACGCCATAATGCATCAGGTTAT